CTATGTATCAGCGTTTGCGATTGCCCACCCGACTATTCCAATGACCGCAATTGCCATTACCAATGCCGACACATACTTTACATATAAATTATTGAGCACAATCATTATTATTGTCATAGCTAAATTTATCATCATAACCACATTGGGGGCTACCCTCGATGTTACAATTCCTATAAAACATAATATTAAACAGATTATCATGACAACACATATTGCATGTATAACCAATCCCAATATCAACGCCCCGAAATAATCTTGAGGATAATTAAATAGGAAAACCAATGCTTCCTGCATACCAGCTGGTTTTTCCAATCCCTGAATGTGATGTTGATATGAAACAAGTAGCACAGAATATATAATTGCAACGATCATACTTATCCAAAGTTTTGTACAACTATACGCTTTTTCGATTAAATCCATAATGTTTTCTCCTTTCATACAAAAAGGAGCATACAACTGGCAAATATGCTCTGTTTTTTATACAAGCGTCTCTACCGCTTAGTTTTTTTATCAACCCAAATTTTGAAAGCTCGCTTGCCATAGTCCCTAGCATAAATGCGTGCACCGTCTTTGGTTGTAATCCATGCTCTAAAAATATACATGAAACAGTTCCTCCTTTCGCATCTTCTGCTTGCGAAAGCCTAACGACAGTGCTATAATTAGCTTGCGAAGAAAATTATAACCAGTTGAACTGTCGTAAGACTTTTCAACAAACAGCCAAGCATCTCGTGTGCTTGGTTTTGTTTATGTAAAGGTATGACCTAAACATCACTTAGATAATTGACACAGTGCCGCTTTTTCTGACACCTTGCATAAATTCATTACCTCTTTTACATTATGTCCCTTTATTACTTCTTTCAGCATTAAAACTTCTCCTCCAAAAGCATCTGCCTGCCATTCCGGGTCTCGAAAAACAACTATTCCTGTATTATCACCAACTCTGGCATAACTAATATTTTGTTTTTCGTGAAATAAAAGATGACCCAACTCATGTGCTAATGTAAGTCTATCCCTTCCACTACCAGCTATAGCTCTATCATATACGTCTTGTCTAATTTGAATTTCATTTCTATCGGGATATGTTATACCATGACATTCTCCCATTTCGTCCTGTGGTAAAACACGAAAATTAAAATTCGAGTCTATACTTGGTAATTTGATTTCCAAAAACCTAACAATATCAAAAAACATATCATTCTCCGAGCCATCAATTTTTCTTATCAGCTCTGCTGTTTTTCTAATATCTTTTCGTGATAATGGTTCCGCAATACACCGTGCCATAAAACCCTCCTAGTCATTTTTTCATGTCCAAAATTTTCTGAATTTCTTTAATTTGATTGTTATCTAGATCTTTAAACTTCCTCGCAAATGAAAGAGCCAAATTTGTTTCTCGACTATTTGTGCCATCAAATGTAAGATTAATATCACATCTATCCTCATAAGCTAATTTTTGCAATGTAGTTGCTTTTTCATCTGATAAATTATATTTTGTGACAATGGTATTAACCCATGCATCAGGCACCTTTCTATTACCATTTTCTACAGCCGATAAATATGCCGCTGTTACGTTCAGTTTATCGGCCATATCCTTAAGAATCTCGTCATTCTCGATTCTTATTTTTCTTAGCTCCTTACCAAACTTTGTAAGCATATTCTTTCCCTCCATATGTGTCATATTCAATTGTTTCACTATATTTATATCACATATTGTTTTTTCTGTCAACAACTTGTTTAATTGTTTTCCTCATTGTTTTTTATTTTTATAGGCATTGGCATTCATATATTATATAAAAAATGGCGAGATTTCTCTCGCCAAACATGCTTTACAATGATCTTAATCCAACGTTCCAACTCACTTTTCCGACAATTCCATCCGCCGTCAGTCCATGATTCTTCTGCCAGGTCTTTGTTGCGTTCTCTGTTCCGCTGCCAAAATTGCCGTCTGGCGTCGTACCGATGATGATCTGCCATACCTTGACTGATTTTCCCTTGCTGCCTTTTTTAATTGTATTCATACTGTAATCCTCACTTTCTTTCACTGTGGTAGTGGTTGCACCGGTGCGACTCTCCACTTTCTTATTATAAAGAGCTGCCTCGGCTTTTCTTCTCCGCTGTAATCCCGGTAATGTTTTACCAGCAGCCTTACAGTACTGCTGCATTGCAGACGGAATCTGATTCATTACTCTGCCTGTACACAACTTTTTCACGTTGCCCTGCCCTAGGTTAAAAGCAAAGCTGACCAGTGCATCAAACTGGTTCTGGTTAAGTTTGTCCGTAAATGGGACATAGGACGGATTGTTGATATACTTTTCAAACTTTGCTATGTCCTGCTTTAAATACTCGTCCGCCTGTGCCTGCGTGATCTTCATTCCTTTATGTACGCCTGCTGTGTGACCGTACCCGATCGTCCACGCACCTGCAGAACACTGATAGGCTGCCAACCGGCAGCCTTCAAACTGTTTGATAAGGGCAAGACCAGCCTGTCCGATTTTTCTATTTGCCATGATTATTCCTCACTTTCTTTAATCTCTGTTTTGCTGTCTAACAATTTCTGTGTAATATCCAGTCCTGCAATTAAAAACTGCGGCACATTCACATTCATCTCTACCAGATTTTCCAAGATGCTGCGGACCTCATTAATCAAATATGTAGCAAGGGTAAACCATCCAAACAGCAGCACAAAGTCAAGCTGCACGCCTATGACCTCGCCCATTGTTATAAAACAATTCGATATGAAAAAGGCAAGTCCGATCACCACCCAGTACCACACCTTTTTAAAGATGCCCTTTGCACCGATGGCGCTCGACTCATTCTTTTTATAGAATCTTGCCTTACAGTACCCGGTTGCATAGTCGATCACATTTAGGATCAGGAATCCGGCAAATAAAAACCAGTACTCGCCGAATAGTGCCGCCCCGATTGTTGCGATCAATCCATAGATCATGTTGATTTTGTCAAATTTCATAAAATTTTCCTCTCTTTCTGCCCGTAGGCTTGTTATTTAAAAGAGCCGGCTACACAACACATGGTCATGTAATCGGCTCTTAGGCTCTTTAGATTATTCAGTTGTCTTTACTGCCTCCAGCTTATCACTGATCTCCTTAAGCACAGCATCTAACTTTCTCCAATTTTCATTTTCCAGTTCCACATCGTAGAACTCATTTTCTTCCGGGATATTAAATCCATAGTTTTCTGTCTGACTCATCAGGCATCCTCCTCTTCTGTGTATACTTTGCCTGTGATCTGCTCATATTCCTCCGGCGTGATCCATTTACCTACAGCATGATATACACGGTTCTCATTCCACAGTCCTTTGTCATAGTAATTTTTTACTTTTTCATAATTCTTACTCATCTAAACTTACCTCCATCTGCATTGCCATGTAATCAATGTCTGCTCTCTGTTTCTCGATGCTTTCTGTGTTTTCTGCCGTTTGTACTGCATTTTCAGCTAAATTCTCCAATACAGCAGTAATTCTCTTTTCTGTGTCGTCGGCTTCCTTTTCCAGCACGACGGTTTTGATTCCATCATGCAAACTGATCTGTTCTAAGACCACATACCCCGGAATCACTGATGTCAACATGTCCTCATCAGTATAAACCTTTAACACTGCAAGTTCTTCTTTATCTGAAAAAGCTTCCTGCAGTTCTTCACAGGTTTTGTTATCTGCAAATTCAATATTCAGTTTTCCATTCACATGATTAATATTGTTGATGGTTAAAATGTTTTTTGTGGTTTTTAATTTCATAAAAATTCCTTCTTTCTTAAAGTTTTTGATAAAAGTGCCAAAAGCGGTGACGTTCGGGCAGATTAGCACGAAAATAACTGCTATAAAATTGTGTTAAAAATCCTTAAATTTTACAATTTAGGCGCGATTTTTACCATACTTAACCATTCCTGCACATTAAGATTTGAACCTGAGTTCTGATAAGTACTGAGTGTCCCGGTCTGTCCCGGTCCGAAAGTGCCACCACTCGTTACTTGTAAAGTTACTGCACTGCCGGATACCGCAGGAACTCTGACTCGTCCCATGACATAATTAGATGTTGTGTTGGTTATAAAAACTTCTCGAAATCCGTTTGCGTTTGAACTAAAAGTGACAAGTCCTGTAACAAGATAATATCCATCATCCGGGACAGTGAAATACTGCACGACAGGAGTCTGATCATTATAATTTGTCATAGTATTGGATAAGCTAGATACATTATTTTTGGCATCCGCCTTTTTTAAATATGTGTCTGGAATGTTATTACCATCATAATCTGCACTAGCACGGGCAACTCGTACACTCGGGTAAGTATCATTTTGCTCGTTGTGTGCAATGAGATCTGTTACATTATCATTATTAATATTAAACATTGGTGTAAGTGAACCCATAATTCCAGACCAGTCGCTTTTCATTATTTTAATAAAATGCTTATTTGCTAAACCGCTGTTTAACATACTTATCTGTTTCGCCAAACTGCCATCCACATTCGGATTTGCCTGTCTTGCATCAAGGGCGTACCCTGCTTCCGTGGTAGTGTTATTGTTGGCGACTGCCGTTTTCTTTAAATATGTTTCGGAAATGTTCTTTCCATTTCCATCACATTCCGCTTTTTTAGCTGATGCTACATTTTTATCACAATCCGATGTGTTGTCTACCTGATCCAATCCCTTAAAAAGTTTTTCTACACTCTCAAAATTCTCATTCACGGTTTCCATATCCACCGGATCCGTTCTTTCAAACAGCTTAAATTTAAAAATATCTGTAAGCTTCATGTTATCCTCTCTTTCTCAGTCCGATTTCTGCAACCTGTTCCACTGTAAACCGCGATAATTCTTCCATTGTATAATTCGCGATATTTTCTACCTTCGAACTCAGATTCTTCGGAATACTGATGTTTCTCAATTCCCAGTGTGTAAACTGCCCCAGTATAATATGCGGATATGGTTTTAAGCTCCTGTACTGGTTGTAAAGCAGTTCTGTGTTAAGCAAAATATTGCATGGCACGATTTCGTCTAAAATATCCACCACAGAATCATATTGATTTTTCTGCGCTATACCGATTTTAACGATCATTGTCTGACCGGGAATATCAAAGTCTATTGCGTACTCTGTACCACACAATTCCTTTAATTTTCTTTCAAGGAAAGCATAGTTATACGGCAGACACACATTCCATTTGGTCAGACACCGGAAGATTCTATCTTCGAGCGTATCATCACTTTTCGGCGTCATTCCAAGAATCTTTTCAAATCGGGCAATTCCCTCTTCGTCACAGGATATAATGTACCGGTTATCAATCATCCTGTTATGCCTGGATTCCAACAATCGAAACTCCGGTGTTTCCGTATCCATAATTTCAGCCAGCTCACTGTATTCCTGCAAATACAAAGGGAGCAGCTCCTTAAGATTGATATATCTATCCTCCATAAGTAACCACCCCCATGACCGGGATCTCATATTCTGTTAATTCAAGATTTTGTGTACCCCCATTGATGGTTGTTCCTGTCACATCAAGCACACCTTTCACACCCATGATTGCAGCATCCAGCGACGCAATTCTCACGATCAGATGATTCTGGTTCTCCCAGTCCTGCCGCAACGATAAAATGTACTTTTTCATTGCGTCCTCAATCAATGCTTTACATTCATTCAATCCATAACCACTGTCAAAGGTGATATTCGTTGCAATATTTACCACTGACTCTTTCGCCGTCTCGACCGTAACCACATGCCCGATCGGCGCCAGCCCGTCCCCCATGCCATCACCGTTTGGATCAAACTCTTTCTGGACTGCAGAGATCAATGTATCCGTAGCTTTTCCATGTGCACTGTCTAAAATAACAAGTTTCACTGTTCCTGGACCATTCCACGTCCGTACTACTTTGACTGCTCCAACTCCCGCCAGCGCAAGCGTTTTGTTTCGATAATCTTTTACATTCCCGGAAAATGCCCTTTCCTCAAACGACTCAAAATACCTCTGCCGCAGGGATTCTGTGCTTTCTTCCGCTTCTCCATAGATCAAAACCCGCGTGATCTTCGCAGTTGTGAGACCGGAAATATATTCGATTGGAAGAACATCTCCTGTATATTCATTTCCGACCGTACCGATCTGCTCACAGGTGACCTGTCCGGGAGCCGTAACGATATAGGTATTTTCCCCGCCAGTAAATCTTTTTCCGTCCGCAATCTCCACATCGGTTTCTAACTCAAGTACTGCCTGAGTTGCTTTCTTTGGTGTAATGCCGCGATCCGCACATAACCGGATCAGATATTCCCTTGATGCCGTGTCTCCAAATGTCTCTGCCAGCATGCAGTCAAATGCAATATACATCGATGTCAGTTCCACTGCTGCCGGTGCCAGTGCGGCATAGATCGGCGAACTTTCCCTTTTATCCATTGTCTCAGGCACGCGGGACAACATACGCTGTAAAATCACATCAAACGTCTGATCTTCATACATTACACATCCACCTCCTTCTCAATCTTCGCATTTCCAAATTTCGTGTGCACGGTAAATTTAACGATCAGCGTTTTTCTGTGCACTTCAAACTCAAAATTATCTACCGAATCTATCCGGTCATCCTGTGTCAGAGCTTCTGTAATCCGCCGTTCCACTTCCACCATGACATAATCCATCGACTTGCCGATGAGGTCCTGCAATTCCACGCCATAGTTCCATGAAAAAATAATGTAACGGTACCGCTCTGTATTCAGGATATTGTAAACTGCCTGCTTTACCGCTTCCAAACCATCACATTCGCCTACAACATTGCACGTTTCCCGGATCATGTGATGACATAAAGACGGCTGTTCTGTTACCTCGATTTCTTTTAAACTGTTAACTGCCGGAATCATGTCACACCACCCTGTCCGCAACTAAAAACTTCTGACCGCCCTGCTGCCGGATCAGTACAACCTGCTGACCTGTTTTTAATCCGCTGTAAATCTTCATTTCCTTTTTCACACCGTCTAATTCAATGTCCACGGTACGATCTGTTAAATGTTCCGGCACGATAAGCTGTGCGCTGGCTATATCAAACCTCTGCTCCACTTTGATTTTTAACGGAGCTGCCGCTATCACGGTGCCGGACATCACATCTGCCGGATATCCCGCCTCATTGACTCCATTTGACACCTGCTGTATCGCCCTCACAAAATCGTTTGCATCATGCACTGAAACCACCTCCTGATAAAGTTAAATCCATTGTGTGTTTACTTTCACCGTATTTGTGTACGCATTTTTCTACGAGCATCAGATTTTTTATCTGCACATCTCCTAAATCAAGCTGCACAACGACCAGCGAACCACCGCGCACCCTCGAATCACCGCAGGCATCTTTGATCGTTAGTGTCTTTGTAGCTTTGTTGTATAGTTTCAAGAGTGCATCTGCTTTCGCCTGCCCGTTCTCTCCATCCTGCAGCGTATCAAAGTACTGTAAGATTCCCCAGTCATTCATGTGCGAGGAATCCTGTGCAATATATACGTCCCTTTTTCCGGTCTTTTCGTTGTCAAAGACCAGCTTGATCCGGTTGTAAGTATCTGAATCAATCGAAGATTCATAATCATAATTCTGCCCGGTCTCTGCATCTATGACGATAGGCACATACATATCACCGATAAAAGACAGATTCAGCTTTCCACCGTCATCATGGAGAATGTACAGATCACCTGTATTCTGCAATGTCAGATCAAGTGCATTTCCGATCATATCCATAAGAGACTCGTTATCTTCCACTCTCGATGCAATCTTCCATATGGTGTCCGCAATCGTGCCGAGATTAAAACCAAAATTGTTGGCAATCTGCATCACAACCTCAGCAGCCGTTTTGTTCTCGTATACCATTGTGTCTTTGTTTTTCAGATACCGGATCTGGTCATAGGCAGTTACTTTTACAATATTGCTTCTGTCGCGCTTGATTTTAAAAATAAAACCATAAAACACACCTGTTTCTCCATCCTTAAAGCGCACCGGGTTTCCTTCCGCAATCGAAATCCCGGTATCCACGAAACTGAATTCTATGGAACCGGGACTGATCTGCCGCTCTGTGGTCACTTTTACTTCTTCCTGTACTGGAGGCAGATAAACTGTGCTGCCGTTTTGGATTAATAACTCGTACATTTTCCCTCCTGTGTTTTATGCCGCCGGGATCGTAAGCACCTGCCCCGGATATATCAGATTCGGATTTCCGCCGATTACTGATTTATTGGCATTGTAGATCACACTCCACTTTCCACCATCGCCGTAAAACTGCTTCGCGATTTTCCAGAGACAGTCCCCGGAAACTACGGTATAGCTCCCCCCGCTTGGTGCATTGCCTGCCGCTCTGGTCTGCTGCATTGCCGCCTGTGGTTTTGGCAGCGATATATCCACGGTACAGGTCTTTGTGATAAATTCACGGTACTGTTTCAGTTTAATCTTGACAGTCGTATCAAATCCCTCTCCGACATCATCCACAATGGAATAATCCTCAAGAGAAACTGTCATGTTGGTATGAAATAACTTCTTGTCGTTTGGAAACGCTCTTGTCATGATATACTGAAAACTTTTCTTCTGTAACTTTAATTCTTCCAGCTTATCCAGATAAAACTTGGCATTTCGGAATTTCTCCGGATATAGGGCAAACGGATATTCTGTATTTGGAAGCAGAAGATCAAATTCCACATCTGACAACCCTGCGGCTTTCAAAATATTTGCCTCTCCCTCGTTGATCAGAGTTACCGTTTCGTTCTGATTATTGATTTTTACTGTCACTTTGGATGGAGCAACCGGAAACAGCACCCCATCCAGATATAATTTATATGCCATTCCCTATACTCCTTCCCGGACGATTTCTAATGCCTCTAACACTTTCGTTGTCATTCCATCCACGATACCATCCAGATCTGCATTACTGCTCACGTTGTTATTGTTCGTCATATCCAGCTTAATCTCCGCAGTCGTAAAACGGTTGATTGCCTCCTGCTCTGCAATGTCTCTAAGATATTTCAGATCCTCGTCCGTGATATCCACAGAATCTTTGATTGCACTGGTATCATCTGCAATACTGTCAAGGTTGCCGCCTGCACCCGAATTTGCGATTGCATCACTAAAACCGGATATGTAATCATCCGGATTCGGGATATCCGTTTTGCCAAAGATGTCCGACAGACTGAAATTTGATATTTTATCATCAATTCCTTGTCCGAAATTATATCCTGAGTTCCATGCGTCCCCGTAATTGAATCGATTGAACTGATAATCTGACATTTCTACCGTCTTTAAAATTTCTGATCCACCGTTCTCGGTTATCACAGCATCCACTTTTGCCTGTACTTTGTTCTGGAATCCCGCTACTGCATCCGCAAGACTGCTGCCAAATACTGCATCAATCATCCGGGCAGCTGACTCAATTACTTCTACTATAAAGTTAAACAGACTTAAAAATATGGCTTCTATACCCGCGACTGGATTGTTAAAAACAAGTGCAAACGCATTGACAAAATTTGCGATCGCATTCCATAAAGTAACCCCAATTCCGATAATTGTATTTGCTGTTCCAATAAACAGATTTCCTATAAAAGCTAACGCTGTCGCAAATGCTCCACAGATCAAACCTGTTGCTGATACTGATGTGCCTGCAAAATGATTTACTGCTGCAACCGCTGCATAAATAATCGCTATCAACAGTACAACTGCTATAATTACAAGTCCAACTGGATTCATGCTCATAACAGCATTGAATGCGCCTTGAGCTGCTGTCCATGCATTTGTAGCCAGTGAAGCTGCCCTGGACGCTATTTCCGCCCCTTTTGTAAATGCCGTATAAATTATGATAGCCGCCGCAACCCCTAATATGATAGGTTCTATAATTGACCAATGATCTGCCACGAATCCAGCTACGGCCCCCACTAAATCAAAGATATTCAGCACAATATTTGCCGTCGTTGCCATCGCTTCAATCGCTCCATCAACAAATCCTTGAAAAGCATCACTGTTTGCCATGCCGTTTAATCTCTGAAAAACCGGCTGAAAAGCCATAACTGCAGTATTTTGCATGGACTGCCAGATCTGTCCCCAGGTCATCGGCATTTCATCAAACTTGGCATTGATATCATCCGCCGCAGAAAAGATCGCCGCCTTGACAATATCCGCTGTTATTTCGCCGTCTGCCGCCATATCCCTGATCTGTCCGATCGGAACATCCATGTAATCTGCAATATTCTGGATCAGGTTTGGTGCCTGTTCAAAAATACTGTTTAACTCATCACCGCGGAGTACACCGGAACCAAGAGCCTGTGATAACTGTAACTCTGCATTTGCGGCTTCCTGTGTGGATGCACCGGCGATCGCCATCTGTTTTTGAACCAGATCTGCGAATGCAACAACCTCTTCCGAGTTGCCAAATGCATCCCTCGCATTATTGCCGAATCTTGCAACAACCGATGCCATGCTATCTAGCGATCCACGCGCATCCTGTGCCGCAGCATATACCATATTAACAAGTTCCGACGTCTCATTTGCAGTTCCGTTTATCTCATTAAAGGAATTATTCATCAGATCCAGTCTTGAGGTTGTCTGCGTCAATTCATCGGACATGTTGAGAATTTTTCCCACGCTCTGGATACCCACATATGCACCAACCACGCGTTTAATTGTTCCCATCAACCCCTCTGCGCCGGATACCCCCTCCTGAATCTCCTGATTGAATCTTCCCTGCTCATCCGTATTATCCCGGATATACCGCTCTGTATTACCCACTGTCTGCGATAACTGGAGATATGCCGCATTTGCACCGGACACATCCATGTTCTGCATGGCGGTATTAAGATTATTCTGCTCCTGAATCGCCCGGTCTAATTGCGATCTCAACTGTTCCAACTGGGAGTTTGCTGTATCTGTTCCCATATTGACCGGATTGCTTTCGATCTGCTGTATCCGTTCCCGGATCGAATCGATTCTGACAGCCATGGAATTAAGATCTTGAAACGACTCCGGTGGGAAGATTGTTGTACTGTATGCCTGCCTTGTAATATCGTTCTGTGTGTTGTTCAACTGCTCTAACATGCTATTGGCACTCTGTACTTCCTGCTCGAACCGATCCATTCCGGTTCCTGTAAACACATCCAGATTGTTCGTTTCCCACTGCACTGGAATCTCGACCGGGGCAGAACTTCCTACAAGCGGATTCGGGGCAGAAGCCGGCTGCTGTGCCGCACCGTTTAATGCAATTAAGGATGCTGTTGCTTCATCGATCGCTTCTCGCGCTCCCTCTAAGCTGCTCGTATCAATATCCATCGACATTGCCTGCTGCATATCATACATCTGTGCTGTTGCAAGATTGACTGCATCCATAATGCCATACAAAACACTGGTAAACTGATCATTAAGCTCTATCGCTGTCTGAATAGCTGCCATACATCGCACCTCCTTCCTAGCGAATCTTACTCTTTAATTCCCGCTCTTTTTTCTTATCATTCTCGATTTTGATTTTTATTGCGGCAATCACAAATGCTTTTTCCTGCTCATCCATATTCAAAAATACAGATGGCAGGATATGTAATTTCAGAAGGGCATAGTAAGCAAAGTTTGCTTCACCATCCCCTCCTTCAATCAGTTTTTTGCTTCATCCACCTTGACATCAAAACTGTCTGTAAATCCCTGGAACTTCTGCATCCACACTTCAAACATCTGAAATTCACCAGCGCCATCCACCATTGCATATAATAAATCTTCCGGTGTTTTCACACCGTAGGAATCCTGTAATTCTTCATCGTACAGATCAGGATACACGGTTGCTGCTGCCATCATCTTTGACAGGTATTTTTCTGTATTCAGCCTTGGGCGGTACATATTCGGTTTTCCAGTTACCGGGACCTCTACAGTACATGCATTGCGCAGTTCCTCATTCTCGCGTGATGTAATCTGACGAAATTCCCAAAGAAGCGGCTTCCCGTCTATATCCGTAAGACTCGCTGTTGGTGCATACTTCTGATTTTCTTTTACTTTTTTATTTGCTTTCATAAATCTGCTGAATTCTGACATATCTTTCTCTCCTTTTCATTTAAAAATCCCCTCCCGCTGATGCAGGAAGGGAACATCATTAATTTGTTCTAAAACCCTCTAACTCTTTGAATTTCTCCGGCATATCCCAGCTCTCAAAGGTTCCTGAAATATCTTCATCCAGAATTTCTTCGCCTGCCTGGAACTTTGCAAGGATAAATGAATCACAGAGACATCCTCTGTGAATAATTGTCTGCCTTCCTGCATCACTTGACGAATCTTCGTTGCTCACCTGGATCTCAAAATAAGGAAGGTTTCCTGTTTTCTGATACTGGTTTGCCATTGTGCGGAGCACTGACTGATTATAATGTGCCGTGCCTTTCCAGGTACCCTTTCCACCGGCAGCCTTGTGTCCCATGCCAACTTTGCCTAAAATCTTGACATCGCTGATCGTAACATCCCATTTGCTTTCAAACTCTGTCAGATTCATAAAATTGTACCGTCTTTTACCAATCGTAATAAAACACTCCGCAAGGCTTCCATAGACGGCATCGCCCGCATCCATAATAGCTGTATTTCCCAT